GGCTTATGGGATGGTGCTGACTCCACCAGGGACTCTGAAAGATCTAAGGTAGTTACTCCAATGCTTCAGCAAGCCATTGAAACCTTCTCTGCTGAGATTGATGAGGCTATCTTTGGTCGTGGTGAGAAGTTCTTTGACATCGTTGATGACGATCAAGACAAGGCTGATGTCGAGATTATGAAGCGTCAGTTGACAAAGAACTTTAAAAAGGACGAAGTTCGTAAGTCAGTATCTGATATTGTGCTTCTTGCTGCTGTTTATGGTACTGGCATCGGTGAAATTGTTGTCAATCAGAAGACTGAACTGATTCCAGCAACACAACCAATGCCTAATATGCCAATATCTGCCATTGGTGTGATTGAGAAACCTCGATTTGCTGTTGAACTTCGACCAATCAATCCTAAAAACTTCTTGATTGACCCCAATGCCACCACTATCGGTGATGCTTTGGGCTGTGCTGTTGAAGAATTTGTTGGTATGCACAATGTTGTTCGTGCAATGGAAGCAGGTATTTACAAGAAAATCAGTATTACCACCGCTGTTACTGATGAAGATCTAGAGCCAGTGCAGGAAGATGTTGATTATCAGGATGATAAAGTCAAACTTCTTCGTTATTATGGTTTTGTACCGAAGGCATTGCTCGATGCTGCTGACTCTAACGAGTATGTTGACTTGTTTGGTGAAGGAGAAGAGAACTTTTCTTCAACAATGTCAGAGTTTTCAGAGTTGGTTGAGGCTATTGTGGTCATCGCCAATGACCAATACCTGCTAAAGGCTGAAGAAAGTCCTTATATGATGAAGGATCGGCCTGTGGTGGCTTTCCAGAACGATTCTATGCCCAACCGCTTTTGGGGCCGTGGAATTGCTGAGAAGGGCTACAACATGCAGAGGGCTATCGATGCTCAAATTCGCTCTCACATGGACTCTCTAGCCCTTACAACAGTCCCTATGATGGCTATGGATGCCACTAGGCTTCCTCGTGGTGCTAAGTTTGAGGTAAGACCTGGTAAAACCATCCTTACCAATGGTAATCCAGCAGAGATTCTGCAACCATTTAAGTTTGGTACTCTTGATGCCAACAATCTTGCCACCGCTAAAGAGTTTGAGAGAATGCTACTGCAAGCCACTGGCACTATTGACAGCAGTGCTTTGGGTGTTACAGGTAACAGCACTGAAGGTTATGGTACTAATCCTGCTCTGATGGCTATTATCAAGAAGTCTAAGCGTACTCTGGTGAACTTCCAAGAGCAATTCTTGATTCCTTTCATTACCAAGGCTGCTCATCGGTATATGCAGTTTGATCCTGAAGCATTCCCCACCAGGGATTTTACTTTTGTACCAACAAGTCATCTTGGTATTATTGCTCGTGAGTTTGAACAGGTTCAGTTTATCAATCTATTGAAAACACTTGGCCCTGACAGCAAGATTACTCCGATTATCCTGACTGCTATTATCGAAAACTCTGGGTTAGAGAATCGTGAAGAACTGATTCAGCAACTCCAGCAACTCTCTCAGCCTTCTGAGCAAGAGCAAATGGTTCAGCAGATTCAGATGCAAGCGGCTCAGTTGGAATTGGCTGATAAGCAAGCAGATGTACAGTTGAAACAGGCCAAGGCTCAGTCAGAGGTGGTAGAGGCTCAATTGAAACCTGCTGAAGTTCAGGCCAGGATTGCTGCCTCTGCTTCTAAGTATCTTTCTGATGCACAAGATCCTACTAAAGAGTTTGAGCGTAGGGTCAAGATTGCTGATCTAGCCTTGAAAGAGAAAGATATTGATACCAAGGCTGATATTGCTCGGCTACAGGTTATTGCTTCAAGGCAGAATTAATAAAATCAGCGATTTTTTGATGCTCTTCAGCAGTTCCGTCGTTTTTAATTCGGTTGGCTCTTAAAGAAATAATAGCAACATTACCTTTTACATATCCTTTCTTTGGATCAATCCTATCAAATGACGGGCTATTTTCATCCCTGCCTTCTGCAAAATAATTTAGTTCAGTGCCTAAAATAGGACAATGAGTAGGAAAGATAACATCACCAAACTCTATTGAAAATTCAACTCCGTAAGAGTGGGCCTTTTTATTACGAAATTTTTCACGCATAGCATCGTATACAGCAGACCTTCTCCACTCTTTGTCCTGCCATTTTGGACCCCATTTTTGAAACATTCGGTCATTATGTGCTTTTCTGTTCTTTGCTCTTTTAATCTCAGTGACTGGTACTTTAGCATTGTCTAAAATTTGTTTTACACGCTGCCTAGTTATCTTATTGTCCAATCGTCTAGCAATCTCAGTTATACCTACGCCATCTTTACCCCATGCAATTACCTGAGAACGCTCTTCGGTTGTTAATTTTTTCCAGTGAGGTGCATGCCATTCTTTTTCCATAAAGCCTCCTTTAAAATTTGAATGGTACACCAAAAAATAATGTTTGTCAAGCACTTTTTAGTAAATAGTTATTTATGCTACACTGCTATACATAGTAAATAAGTAAGCACTCACTTTGGAGATAATGCTTGGAAGATAAAGAACTACAAGAGTTTTACGAGATTCGCCTTGATTTACTCACTCATCCAGGGTGGAACGAACTAATCAAGGATTTTGAGAACCTACGAGAGAGCGTTGCAGATATAAACAAGTGCGATGATCTTTCAGATTTATGGTACAAGCGTGGTCAGTTAGCGATGATTGATTATCTGATCAATCTTAAAGATGCTACTGAAAGGGCTTACGAAGATGTATAGATACTTTGATTTCCAATGCGCTAAAGGCCATGTAACAGAGCATTTAGTGGAGTCCGATGTGACTTCACTGGAGTGTCCTCATTGTGGTAATGAAGCAATGAGGTTAATAAGCGCACCAAGAATCAGCCTTGATGGTTGTTCTGGTGATTTTCCTACCGCATCCGATGCTTGGGTAAGGCGTAGAGAAAGTCACATAGCTTGGGAGCGTAAGACAGGTAGAAGTGAACAGTATAGCGGATAAGAACACCCCGCACAATTTGTAAAAGTGTTCTTCTTAAAAAGCACAGGCTCAAGGAGACTAATATGGCTGCACAGTTTATTGAAGAAGGTATTGAAGATTCGACTGAACAAACTGATTCCTTAGTTGAGGATCAAAATCAGCAAGTTCAAGCAGAGCAACAACAAGAACCAGAAGCACCACAAGAAGATGACATTCCTGAAAAATATCGGGGCAAAGATGTCAAAGAAATTATCCGAATGCATGCTGAGGCTGAAAAGCTGATTGGGCGACAGGGTAGTGAAGTTGGTGAACTGCGTAAGATTGTTGACGAATTTATCAAGGCTCAAACTTCAGCGAAGCAGCAACAGCCCGAAGTAGTCGAAGAGGTGGATTTCTTCGCAAACCCTGAACAGGCTGTAGCAAAGGCAATTGAGAATCATCCGAAGATTAAGCAAGCAGAAATGGCTGCTCTTCAGATGAAACAGGCAGAAACGATTAACTTGTTGAAACAGAATTACCCAGACTTTATGCAGACTGTTGAAGATCCTGCATTTCAGAATTGGGTTGCTTCATCAAAGATTCGTACTCGTTTGTTTGCGGAAGCAAATGCATACGATTATGACTCTGCTGATGAACTGCTATCAACATGGAAAGAGCGCAATCAAGTTGCACAAGCAACTGTAGCCGCTGAGAAGACTGATCGTCAACGCCAACTTAAAGCCGCTGCTGCTGTTCCTGCACAAGGTAGTGATGAAGCACCATCGAAGAAGATCTACAGAAGGCAGGATATTATTCGATTGATGCAAACTGATCCTGACCGTTATGATTCTATGCAACCTGAAATAATGGCTGCATATGCTGAAGGACGAGTTAGGTGATAACTTAACTTTTTAAAAAGGATATTTAAAATGCCATTGGGAACTGGAAATGTAACGCAATCCGCAGTAAACTCCGCAGGTTTTATTCCTGAGGTATGGTCCGACGAGATTATCGCTGCTTACAAGAAGAACCTTGTTGCTGCGAACCTCATCAAGAAGATGAACATGAAAGGTAAGAAGGGCGATGTTGTGCATTTCCCTGCTCCTGCTCGTGGTTCTGCTTCTGCTAAGACCGCTTCTTCGCAGGTTACTCTCATTGCTGAAACTGGCACTGAGAAGACTGTGACCATCGATAAGCACTTTGAGTATAGCCGACTGATTGAGGACTTTGCTGAAGTTCAGGCTCTGTCGTCACTGCGTCGCTTCTATACCGATGATGCTGGTTATGCGCTGGCAACCCGTATCGATACTGACATTCTGGCTCTGGCTGGTTTTGTTCAGGGCGGTACTGCCAACTATAACACTGCTGTTATCGGTGGTGACGGCTCTACTGCATTTGACATCACTGCTAACACCAACAGTGGTAACGAAACTGCTCTGGCTGACGCTGGTATTCGTAAAGTCATTCAGACGCTTGATGATGCTGATGTTCCTATGGACAACCGCTTCTTCATCGTTCCTCCTGTTGCTCGTAACACTCTTATGGGCCTAGATCGTTTTACTGAGCAAGCCTTTACTGGTGAAGTTGGTTCTGCCAACACTATCCGTAACGGTCAGATTGGTGACATCTACGGTGTTAAAGTGTATGTCTCCACTAACTGCCCCACGGTTGCAACTTCTTCGACCGCTGATGTGAATCCTCGTGTGTGCTTGATGGCTCACCCTGAGTTTGCAGTGCTGGTTGAGCAGCTTGGTATCCGTGTTCAGACTCAGTACAAGCAAGAGTATCTTGGTACGCTGTTGACTGCTGACACCCTCTACGGTGTTGGTGAGTTGCGTGATACCTCTGCTGTTGCAGTCGTAATCCCTGGTTAATTCTTAACTGGTTCTGCCCAGGCTGTAAAAGGTCTGGGCAGTTTTCTATATTGTTTCTACTAATTGAGACACTATTGAAAACTGCAAGGAGATAATAAATGGCAATATACCGTGGTCCTGGTGGTGCAGGTGATGCCACAGCAGACGCTACCAATGCTGCATCAGTTGCTGAAGGGTTTGCTGATGCTGCTGCTACTTCCGCTGCTGCGGCTTCTGGTAGTGCTGCTACAGCGTCTACAGCGGCTACTGCTGCTGGTGCTGCACAAACCGCTGCAGAGGCAGCACAGACTGCTGCAGAGACAGCAGAGACTAACGCTGAAACTGCAGAGACTAATGCAGAAACAGCGCAGACAGCAGCAGAGGCTGCACAGACTGCCGCTGAAGCAGCACAGACCGCTGCTGAATTAGCAGAGACTAACGCAGAGGCTGCCCAGGCTGCAGCAGAGGCAGCACAACTTGCTGCTGAAACAGCAGAGACTAATGCAGAAACAGCGGAGACTGGTGCTGTGGCTGCTCAAGCCGCTGCAGAGGCTGCAAGAGATTCTGCATTGGCAGCATATGATAACTTTGATGATCGTTATCTTGGTGCTAAAACTTCTAATCCTACACTAGACAATGATGGCAATGCTCTGATAGCAGGTGCATTGTATTTCAATTCTGTTGCTAATGAAATGCGTTTGTATACTGGCAGTGCTTGGGTGGCTGCTTATGTATCTGGTGCTGGTTTCTTAGCATCTGCTAATAATCTATCTGATGTTGCCAGTGCTGCTACTGCAAGACAGAATCTTGACTTAGAGATTGGTGTAGATGTTCAGGCTTATGATGCTACTATCCTTAAATCAGCAGATATTGGTGTAACTGTTCAAGGTTATGATGCTGATACAGCGAAACTTGATGTCGCTCAGACCTTCACCGCAAAACAAACCTTTGGCACGACCACAAAGATCGAGGAAGTATTAGAGAAGGTCACGGTATCTGCAACTGCTGCGACAGGTACGATTAACTTTGATGCTCTAACCCAAGGTGCGCTTTACTACACGACCAATGGCACCACGCCGGTC